CTAAGACTGGTCACACTGTGCCGATGTCTGAAAAGTGTAGACCAATGATGAGATTAACAAAGGAGATACCTATTGATTTAGATTATGATTGGTATATCACCAAATGCTATGAAATATTGAAAGACGTGGGATTTAAGTAAAATTTAATAAACCGATGATAAACTGTATTTTCCTTAGTTTGGAAACAAAGTTATGAAACATAAAATAAGAATGGAGAGAGTCTTATGATTACCGCAGCAGTATTAAGTTTATGTGTTATTGGTACAAGTGAGCATGAAGGGTATAAAAAAATGCCTTATCATGATAGAAATGGCGATATCTCTGTGGGATATGGCTACAACCTAACAAAGAATCCTTTAGAATTAACACCACGACAAATTAAGATTATTAAACGTCAAGGTATATCAAAAGATAAAGCAGAAATGTTTGTTAGTGAGATGTGTAATCGTTTAGATACACAACTTCAAGAAACTTATAGTTGGTATTCTCAATTACCTATTACCTCACAGTATGTGATGCTGGATATGGGGTATAACATGGGTTTAGGTGGATTAGGTAAATTCACAAAGACCATTAAGTTAATTGAGAATAGACGCTTCACACAAGCATCACAAGAGATGCTAAAATCTAAATGGGCAAAACAAGTTTATGGACGAGCTATTGATTTAGCCAGTATCCTTAAAACAGGTCACATAGCTTAAAAGAATGCCCCTTTCGGGGCATTTTATTTACTTCTTCTTTTTAGCTTTAAATTTACCAGCCTTTTTATCTGCCGCTACAAAGTCTTTTGCCACAGACATTGGGATACCTGCTTTTTTAGCAAAGGCTTTATTGTGGGCTGCGGCAAGCATTAATTTATGTTGGGCAAGTGTTTTTGATGCCATTTTAAATACCTTCTATTGTGGGATGGTTGGGAAAGTTACGTTTAGTGGGAAACCTTGTTGTTTAGTTATATCTCTAAGTGCCTGTCTATACTGTCTTAAAGCTGTGGTATCTTGTCCTAAATCCTCCGCTTTAAAGATTAAAATATCTGCATCCGCTAGTAAACTATTACGAGTATCTCTAACTATACTCCCCGCTATTTCTGGACTCTCAATCCAAGTTTTACTACTATAATCAAATATATAAGTTATATCTGGCTTAGGTGGTAGCTCAACTAACTCACCACCTACTACATAGTGAGTATTTTCCCCAATAGTCATATTAACTTCTAATTTAAATAAACCTTCTGGGGGAATATAAGCTGGTATAGCAAACTCTGGAACTCCAAAAGTTTGAACTATCTCCCCATTCTCAGCATAATAAAGTAAATTAATCATTTGTAAACGTCCATAGCGATAAGATTAAACTTAAAGGTGTAGCTAGTTGTATGAGCAGTTGTAAATGCGACTCTAAATCTTATCCAGTATGAATCTGTACTGGTTAAAATATTAGGGTACAGTGGGGCATTTCGTATAGAATCATTAAAAGGTAATGGACACCCATCAGTAGTAGTAAAACTTGCATTATTTGTGTAATATTGGTGAGGACTATCTAAGCCACTAACTTCTGAATTATACCAAGTACTACCATTAGTAGAATATTGATACCCAATCTTAACGGCTCTATTAGTAGCAGAAGAGCTAGTTACTTCAGCTATAGCCATTAAAACTATTTGCCCTGTAATACCTCTCCCTGAAGTAGGCGGAACTACTTTTACCGCAAAACTAGTATATTGGAAAGTATTAGCTGCCCAAGAAGCTGAAGTAAGTGATGCAGTGCCTGTAAAAATAGAGGAAACTGCGTTAGATTTTATATTAGAAGTACCAACAACATTACCATTAAAAGTAAATGTACTACCATTAAAACTTATATTAGCAGTTGAATTACCTATGGCAAAAGTACCGTTAGAGTTTAACACTGCCCCACTACCAGTCATAGTATTTCCGCTAACGGCAGGAGAACTTCCTACAGTAACTGTTCCACTAAAACTACCTGTAGCCGCACTCAGACTTCCTGCAAATGACCCTGTTGCTGCTGAAAGTGAACCAGCAAATGTACCTGATGCAGCAGATAATGCTCCGCTAAATGTACCACCACCAAAGAATTTAGCAGTACTGCCATCCCATGACAAACCAGTTGTCATAGTTCCAGCAGAACCTGTACCAATACTAAATCTAGGTGTACCACTATTATAATCAAGCCAATAACCAGTGCCTGTAGCAAAATTAGTCATACCAGACTTAATAACACCTCCAGTACTAACTGTAAGTGCATTATTAACCGTTAATGCACCAGTATTCACAGTGAAGGCAGATAGGGTATCAACTTTAAATACAGTTAAATAGGGTGAACCCCATGTGGTTGAAGTCGTATTTGGATTATATGTTCCATCACATTGCCATTGAAATTGACCTGTTGCTAATGTTTGGGTATTGATATACCAAGTATCATTCGATGAGCCTGTTGCAGTAATATTACCTGATGGATTTGATGATGCTGCTGATGAACTTGAATTCTTTAAATAAACTCTAACAGCAGTACTACCACTTGAACCATTAGTCCCTAATTGTGACACAACAGTTGGAGAAGACCATGTACCAGCAGTTAATGTGCTATTAATAGTCGTTGTTGGTGGATTTGTGACAAAAGTAAACTGGCATTGATATGTTGGTAATGTTTGCGATGCAGCAGGCATCGTTTTAGACCAAGGTGAAGGTGCAGTTAATGTATTACCATTAAACACATATGTGCCACCAGAAGGCGCACTTGGAGTTGATGCTGGGTTTGGTTGATAATAAATTGTAGCCGTGTAAACCGATGTGCCAGCAAGACCTGTATCACCTAGTATCTTACTCCATGTATAGAATGCAGCATTGGTTGATTCTGTGGGGGAACTTTGATTTGACGCAATACCAATATATGCTTTACCTGTAGGTGAATCACTTAAGTTTGTACCAGATGCGTCATCAGCATATTTAGTCCAAGTATATGACGGAACACCTGCTTTAGCCTTAGTTATTGTTTGGTTCTCAGTTAATGTGATTGATGTACCATCCGATTTCACTGCGGTAATAGTAAACACAATACTAACGGAATTAGTACCAGTAACCATATTACTGTGATTACCAATAATAAATGATGTCGTATTATTTCCACTTGTAGTACCAAGTGTAATTGAGCTTGTAGGATTCTGTGATACAGCAACTGAGAATTTACCGCTTGTTGCCACACCTGTGGTATATGTTAGCGCAGTTGACCCTTCAAATACTTGAATGGTTGTACCTGAATTAGGATATGTTCCACTTGAACTACCATCACTTGCTGTTGGAATGGTGACGTTATTATTTGAATCCACAATGCTAATTGAACTAGACCCATCTTGAAGAATGGGGATTGTTTGTTCATCCAATTTAGTTGTTGTTCCACCCGCTAAATAAACTTCAACTTTTAATTGTGTTAAGTTATTTGCACTTGGTGTATAAGCATAAGTTGATTGGTCTGTCGCTGAAGTATAACTTGGTGTTAATGACCCATTTTCATAAACTTTAAAACGACCAGCATACACAGAAGGATTAGCAGTTCCTGTTTTGCTATAGGCAGTCATTGACACAGTTGTTGGAGTATAAACTAGTGATGTACTGCGTTTTAAAGAATCAGTACAGCTAATCCAATAAGAAGTAGTATCTACTCCATTTTGAAAACTAATGACAGGTGCTGACCAACCAGTAATATTTACTGCTGAGGTATTTCCTGCTGGAGCAGAAACAACTGCTCGTGAAATATAAACTGGTGATGTACCAGTTGGAATATTAGCACTCCATGTAGCACCTGTTGATGTTGGCACACTCGTAATAGGTGTTGCACTTCCAAAAGTATAAGTTCCACCAGAAGGGGTAGTTGTTGGCACACCACGAGTGTAAACAGATACTTCTGCAACATTAGCACCTTCAATTCGACTTGGTGTATCCCAAGTATAATTTGTGCCACCCGTTGCTTTAAAACCCACACTTGACCACAATGGGTTTATTCCAGAAGGAACAGAAGCAACATCGGTATACCATTGGACTGGTGAGCTGGGTACACCACTTGAAGGAGAAGGAGTTGCTGGTTGTAATGCACTACGCACAAAGATGAAATCAACTGCATCACCAGTATCACCTTTAATACCTGCACGACTTAACGAATACGTCACGCGACTTACGAGTAGACCACTTAATGCCGTACCAGTTGAATCATAA